GGCCACACAATATCAAAAAAATCAAATTTTAATTTAATATAAAAAATAAAAATATATATATAAATATATAAAAAAAATAGAGGAGAAAATTTCTCCTCTATGTATAATATGTATGTACAATATATACTTACATGTTTTCGTTAAAATTCTTCGTGTAGCCTTTCTGTTTGCCCTTACCCGTAATCTTTACTTCGGTTGCGGTTGCCTTGCCGTCCTGCACGAGCTGTCTAAGCAGTGCCGAAGCCTTTTGTGTAGAAATTTCCATCAGTTCACCAATTGTAGTAGCAGTCTTGGGTTCAGTGTCAAGGTGCGTCAGAATTTCAATCTTTACGGCTTCGTTCTCTTCCTGTTTCTTAGAAAGGGTGTTCTTGCGCTTTTCATTGGCGCTGTCCATTCGCGCAATCTGCGCAATAGCAAACTCTTTGAATTCGTCAGTGAGCTGACCATTAGCAATAGCGTTGAAAAAATCTCTCTTTGTCATATTAGACCTCTTTCTCCACTGTAAGGCGGTGGCGCCAATTAGTTTGGTTTGTACGGGGAACTTATTTTTCCCTTTCTCATTTATCTTACATATATATTATAGCTGAATTTTAAAACTTTTTCAAGTTTTTTATTGCCTACTCCCGTAAATAAACGGAGCGGGCTTTTTATTTTTTTATCCTCTCTTTCTCTCACTTTCTATATATATTATAGCTGAATTTTTATTAAAAATCAAAATTCGTAGCTGTTTAAATTCCCAGCTGTTTAAATTTTGACCGCCGTCGTAGCTGTTTTAAAATTTGACAAGTCCGGCTGATGTAGCTTTTTCGTAGCTGGTTTAAAATTTGACATAAATTAAAATTTGACGGCGGGCGCAGTGTGTGTATATTGGGAAGGAGAGAAAATTTGACTTGAATAAAAATTTGAAAAAAAATGGATTTAGACGTCATACGTCTAAATCCCATAAAAAAGAGGAAGATTATTCTTCCTCTTCATCGACCTCTTCAAAGTTTTCTTTGAAAAATTCTTCTTCACATTCGTTAATTTCGTATGAGATTGCATCGGGACAATTACTCATAATTATTGATAAAAGAGCCTCAACATTCCAACCTCGCGCCTGTTCATAGTCCGACAAGTCCATGGTTTCAAGCATAGCATCATATGCGCTTTCATAATCCTCATAAAGTTCGCCGTCCCTATTATCCCTGTACATAACATCAACCTCTTTTCTTATTTTGTACTTGAATTATACATCACTTTTTTAGTTTTGTCAATAGTCCAATTAGACGCGCAACGTCTAAATAGTCTCAAAGGAAGATAGTTTTATCTTCCCATTTTTCTCAATTCTTCCTGCACAATTTGTCTGAACGGAATAACATAAGTTTTCTTCACCGTTAAATAAATAAATTCAGGCAAATCATCTTTAAGTAGAAATCTATCGTTAAGAATATATTTATAACACCCCAACGCTTTAATTTGGTCCATAAAATCTTTTTCAAGTTTAAGAGTGTTTGCCCGACTTAATTTAAGGTGAAAAATCGGGATAAAAGCAAACTCCTCTTGCGCGGGATAGTTTTTCAATTTTGGATTGTTACGCTTGTGTTCAGCAAAACGGCGCGCAAGTTCGTTTGTCGTACCGCCTTTGAGAATATATTCATTTTCTTTACTAATATACAAGCCCATATAAAAATTTTCTTTTGCCCGTGTTCCAGGTACTAATTTAACAGAAATATCCATTTTCTACCTTCCTTTCGTTGATAGTGTTATTATATCACCTTGCACCCAACAAGTCAAGAATAAATTAGACGTATTACGTCTAAAAGAAGTTTGGGGAGGAATTATCCCTCCCTCGCCTCCTTTGCCTTTTTCTTTCCTTCTCTTGCTTTGCGGTCGTGTTCAATCTTTTTCGCTTTTGCCTCGGCTTGCGCTTTTTTCTTTTCGGCGCGTTCTTTGATTTTCATTTCGTATTCCTCGCGCTTTTCGTATCCGTCATCCTCTTTGGGAATTTTTACTACAACCTCAATCCATCCCTCCTCACCATCCTCGGCAACAATAGGAAAATTAAAACTGTTTGAGGCAATCATTCCGCAATCCTCATTTGCCTCAACAAAATATGTCATAATTGCCTCGATTGCCTTTGCGCGGAATTTGTTTGCATTTACTGTTTTCATTAGAACGCATCCCTTCTTTTGATTTCAAATAAATTATACCTCATAGTCGGCGCGATGTCAATAGATTATTTAGACGTCTTACGTCTAAATCGTTTCAAATACCTGGGAATTATTCCCAGACATTTTTCCTCATTTTTTTATGCTGTCTCATACAATGGGCGAAAATCTCTTTTTCAATCAATACATCCTCAAGCCCTGTATGACTTTCGGCAAAGTCATTATTACCTGTAATATATCTATATAAAATTTCCGCTGTTGCCCTCGGTGCGCCGTTTTTCTTGGTGTAGTTGTGTTCAACACACCAATTGATATAACTTTTTTGCTTGCAAATAGTATCTTGTGCCATTTTCAAAGTATCCCATATTTCTACGCCATAGGGTAAAAAATAACGATATTTTGATTTTGTAATATAACGCTGTGTTGTTGTTGTTGCCCTATAATCAAAGCGGGCATTGTGCGCGATAATTGCTTTTATATGGTATTTTTCGCACAATTTATCAATGTGTTTTTTCGCCTCGTAAAGACCGACTACTTTTCGTTCGCCTCTGTAAATTTGCGCGTTATATTGCGGAATTTTAGCAAGATAAAAACATTCACGCATCAATTCGGGCATTTCATAAAATACCTCTTTAATGATAAAAGAAAATGTTTCAAGTACATTCCCCTTTTTATCGTGAACCGCGCCTCCAATATCGAATACAATAGGATTATCAAGATTGTTTGCGGTTTCGGTGTCGATAGTCAAATAATAGGATTTTCTACGGTCAAACATGGTAATTATTTCCTTTCGGTATTTCGTTTATCGTCTTTCGACATTATTATAATACATCATTGCGCCGAATAAGTCAATTAAAATTTTGGCTTTAGTTAGACGTGATACGTCTAAACCATAAAAAAAGAGTGTGAATTTTCACACTCTAATTGCATCAAGATTATGGTCTTTTAGATATTGATTAACTAACTCAATATCATGATTTTGTAATTCTCTTAAAGTTATTTTTTCTTTTTCATATTGAATTTTTATAATAATATCAAGTTCTTTTTGTTTCCATTCTTTTATATCCCAATTGCTTTTATTAAAAAGAGAACCATTAAAGTATGAAATAACTCTGCCTCTCTTAAAAGAATAATAATTAAATGGCAAAATCAATCCCCATTTATAATAAATTTCATCTAAATTTTTCCAAGTTATTTTTATTTCTTTTTCTTGTGTTTTTTTTCGTTAAGCAGAGTACAAAAAGAATGAACACTTTTCTCTTTCCCATCAACATAAGTAGTACATTTTACTTGATAATAATTAACCATTTTATTTTCTCCGTTCTTTTATTTTCAAGAATATTATACATTGATATTTAATCTTTGTCAATAGATGATTTAGACGTCTCACGTCTAAATAAAACTAAAGAGGGAATAATCCCCTCATAGAATTTTAGTTTCACTAACAAAATATTTTGCATTATATTTTTTTATAATCTCTTTTACACTTTCACTTTCTTTTTCAGTCGCGCAATAAGCATTAAAGATTGTATACTTGCCTACTTTGTCAATATAACTATGAGGCACTCGCGCTAACTTTAACAATTCATCAATAGTATTAGTCAATGCGCCGTTTACTGTAAATTCAATTTTCCACAACATCGACTTTTTTCTTTTTTCCTCAACCGCTTTAACAGCAAAAACGCCGACTAAATTAGCAAGGGCAACAACAACAATTTTTACCCATAACTCAATATCAATACTTGTTAGAATGATAATATAAGTATAAAGACCATACGCAATTGCATTAACAATTGAGGCAATGTATTTGTTACACTTGATGGTAACAATTGATTTTACCGTTTGAATAACTACATTGAGTACATTAAAAAGTATATAACTGATTATCATATTCATTCCTCCTTGATTACGGTTAAATTATATCACACGGCGCGTAGTATGTCAATCAATAATTTAGACGTAATATGTCTAAATAAAAATAAAGACTAATATTAAATTAGTCTTTTACTTAGATTTATAGTTTTATACTCCTTTCTTTTCGCGTAAATATCCCCAGTTCCGAAAGTTGGGCGCGCAAGCACAATATTCTAAATTATACCCAAAAACAGAAAAAATAGAAATAATTACATTTGAGATTATTTTTACATCTTCTTCGTTTATTTCGTTAGTCATTTCAATATTACCCATAATCCACGCCTGTGGTTTATTAATATTTTCGATTAATTGTTTAATGGTTTTTTCACAAACATAATTAATTTCTGTTATTTTCTCTTTTGTTATTTTATTTCTTTCTTTTTCTTTTTCTTCTTTTAATGTTTTAATTAACTCTTCTCTCTCTGCTTTGGTGTAAAAAATATTGTTTTCCATTTTTATTCCTTTCTTTATTTCGCTTTCTTTTTGTACTTGTATTATATTAAATTATATAATATTTGTCAATAGTTTATTTAGACGTATTACGTCTAAACATATGGGGGAAAGGGAGATTACTCTCCCTTTTCTTTTAGTTTCTTTTTTTCTTCTCTCAAACGGGCATCTCGTTCAATTTTCTTTTTCTTCTTTTCAGCATCTTCTTTTTTCTTTTGTGCCTTGAGGTTTTGTTTTAACTGAAATTCTTCCGCCAAACTGTACCCATCAAAGGCATCACCATCTCTTGAACCAGTCGGCACTTTTACAATGACTTGAACGAATTTGTCATTTTGTTGACTGTCAACACAAGGAAAACATACCTCGTTGTTACCAGTAATTAGCACCTCTTCCCCTTTTTCTTCAAGAAATGTTTTTATCATTTCAAGATACTGATTGCGCAATGCGTCATTTAACTGTTTGTTAGAAATTGCCATTAGAAACACCATCCTTTCACTACGCGATAAGTATACCTCATAATTTTGGGTTTGTCAAGAACTTTTCTATTTTTCTTTAATTTTATTATATCATAATTTTCAGAAAATTTCAAATTTTTATTTAGACGCCTCACGTCTAAATCATAATTTTGTCAAAAAAAAAGGGAGAAAAAATTCTCCCCAAATTTTAGGCAATTCCATATGCTTTGCGTTTACCCTGCTTGGGAACTTTTACCTCTTTTTCGGAAAGTTTCCCCGCCTCTACCAATTGACGGCAAAGGGCACTAACTTTTTGTGTAGAAAGTTCAAGAGCCTCGGCAATCGCGCCTGCAATGCAGAATTCATTGCGATTGGTAATAAATTCCATAATCCGCGCCTTGATGGGTTCGTTCTCTACGGCGGTTTTAGAGGGCTTAGAATTGCGCTTTGCGTTGCGTTCATCCATCTTTACAATTGCTTCTTGTGCGAACGCTACGAGGTCATCGTTCATTGCGCCGTTTGCTATTGCGGTGTAAAATTCTCTGTTAGTCATAATATGTGCCTTTCTTTGCCTTTTGGCTTTGCGTTGGTCGCAACCCTATTTTTTATCTATTGGGGATTTCCTATCCCCTTTCGACACTATAAGTATACATCACTCTATATATAAAGTCAACAACTAATTTTGGGATATTTAGACGCCTTACGTCTAAATAAATTTTAAGAGTAAATAAAAATCGGAAAATCCCGCTTCCGTTTTTATACTCCTGCCGCTTCGCTTCCGTTTTTATCTAAAACAATTATAGCATAAATTTGACGAAAAATCAAATTTTGGGAGAATGAGGGAATATTAAATTCCCTCTATCTCAAAACCGACCTGTTTTGCGCAATAACAAATTGCTACATTTAAGTCAAATTTATCTTTCAAATTAAATGTTACATAACCTTTTTTAACAAGACCATTTACAAGGAAACTACACATTGTTTCTCTCTCCATAAAACTAACGGCAATAATATTTTGTTTATGTTCATTAACCCATTTTGTACAATTTTGGGCAATTTCATCACTATTATTATATTTTTTTAAAACTAATCTATTCTTTTCGACAAATAACTCTAATGCCTCACCCTCTTCAAAATTCAAACGCTTTCTAATCTCTTTCGGAATAATAATTCTTCCCAAGTCATCAATTCTTCTTACAATACCTGTACTTTTCATTTTTATTCTCCTTTTAGTTTTAGGAATTTTTCCCCTTTCTTTAATTCAATTATATCATATTCTTAAAAAAAACGCAAGAACTTTTTGGGAATGATTTAGACGTGATACGTCTAAATAAAACCTCACGAAAGAAAATCGAGGAAAAATCCTCGACTTTCTCCCAACGAAACGAAATAAAATGAAAGGAATTATATTAAAGAAGTAATGACAAAACTTCTATAATATCTTTTTCAGAAAAACTTTTGCCTCTTTTATCCCACAACTTGCGCACAGCTTCGTTATCATCAAACAAAATTCCAGAATTGTCTTGACAATTAAAATGCTTTGGCGCACCGTATTTAATTATATGAATTTCATCCCAGCTCACAGAGGGCAAATGTTTCTTAAGCCAATATTTTTTAGCTTTTCGCACAGCTTCGTTATAATCAGGTGTAGCCTCTTTAGACAGCCAGCTAATAATACCAATTTCATGTCCTCGGCGCTGAACAGCTCTCAACAGCTTTGCGAATTGTCGAAAATTAAACATAGGTGTAGCTTCGGTGTATGGAGAGGTATCCTCGTTTTTTAACTTGTTCAACCAATCCTCCACACCGTATAGGTTTGCTATTGTGCCGTCCATGTCAAAGTAAATCGTCATTGTTTGCCTCCTTTGGTATCCCCTGATTACAGATATATTATACCTCACCCATCCCAAAAGCGCAAGTGCCATTTTCTACCAATTTAGACGCGACACGTCTAAATAATTCTAACACAAAAAAAAGAGAACAATTGTCCTCTTTTTCGTTTTGTTTACGCAAGTACAGCCCACATAAGCACATACCAAACCCATATCCCCACAACCACTCCGAGGCTCTGCGCCGTGCGAATAACCCACCACAGCAGGCTGAACGGTCTGATATAGCCGTGTTTCGTTTCAATGTAGTCATCGCCGTACCATTCACGCATTGTGTCAATAAACTCTCTTAGCATAAGTCAATCCTCCTTTGAGTGGTTGGGGCATTACAGCCCCAACTCATTCAGTAGGTCAAGCGCATCCTGCATTTTAAGTATGGCGTTGTCAATCTTATCATATTTATCGTAGGCATCTGTTTCAGCCTCGTTGGCTTTCTCATAAATATCATATGCCTCATCAAGTTTTTTGCCTATTTCTTCGTCCTCGCTTTCCTCGTATTTTACCTCAAGGGTGCGCACCTCTTTATATATTCTCATGGCGTTTTCTCTTGCGGCGACATATTCCGCGTCATAGCTTTCCCTCAGGGTTTTAGCTTGTTCAAGTGCATTAAACAGGTTCGTTGTCATAGTCATTCATTCCTTTCGTTTTGTTCGGCTTTCGCTCTTGCTCATCAGAGCCGGACTTGTACCGGCTGAGCCGTGGGGCTGAGGGGTTATTCAAGCCCCTCAAACTCCCATTCCTCATAGGCGTTTTCATTGTCAAACTTAACCGGATAATCCGCTAGCCATTCATACCATTTCTTAGAACTAACTTGTATTCCGTAGCCGTCAAATTCTCCGTTGCGGTTGATAGCTTTAATTGCGTTAAACTCTTTTAGTTTCGCAAGGAACAGGGCTTTCGGTATAATCACAGGTTCAACCGTTCGAACCTCATCCCACGCATCGCGCGTTTTGCTTGCCTTGTGTTTCTGAATAAATTCAAGCCGATAGATAACATACTTTGCTTTTGAACCGTTCAGCAATTCATCAACGCGTCCGCCGTTTGTCTTTGCCTCGCAGGGCACATACTTAACTTTGCCGTTGCCATCTATAAACTTGACGGAAACATCAACCTGTCCCTGTTTAGATACGCTTGTTTTGTGACTGTTAGCGCGTGCGCATTCCAATTCAAAGGCGCGTCCGAACCGTCCATCATCTGCGCTATTCATCAAGTGCCGTGTTGCGTTCGCGTTCCGTGTATTCAATGCCTTGTTCATAATTCATCCTCTTTTCGTTTCGTTTCGTTGTCTTGTTCCCCTCGGAACACTTATATAATACATCAACCGTCTAAACTTGTCAAGCACTTTTTTATAAAAAATCAAAAAAAATAAAAAAGTTTTTTCGGTGTAAAATCGGGATTTTTTGATAGTGTTATTTTTTTCGGTGGTGATTAGGCAAGGCTAACTATTTCATACATTATTGCTTTACCGCGCTAAAACCTATCGGCGGGGTATGTTTTAGGAAAAACCATTTTTTGGTAAAGGGTAAAAAAATGCACCTGGCACATAAACCCCACGAAATAAAATTTTCAACTTGATACCCTACGAAGCAATCGACTTACTTTTTCCTACTACATAAAATCACAACCGGCGCAAATAACGCTCCAACTATTGCCCCTAACAATCCCAATGGTCCATATTTAAACAGTACAATAACTAATGCCAGTACAATTATCCCTATTCCCAATTGTTCCAAACACTTCATTTACTCCACCTTCTTTCTCTTTCTTTAATTATATTATATCAAAAATTTTAAAAAAATTCAAGTTAAAGTTGCCCAAAATTTGACGTAAGTCCAGTCCATGTGTTATAATATCCATAGAAGATGAAAAAACTTAAAGGAGACTTTAACTTGAATAGACTTAAACTTGATTTTTCGCTTAATACGACTATTGAGCGAACAAATTTTTTAAATAAATATATATCCACACTTAAATTCACCCCCAGCGAAACCGAACTTGAAACGATGGCTAACTATATACTCTGGGGCAAAGACCCCAATACCGGCCTCAATGTCAAACAATCCAAAGAAATTCAACTTGAAACGCGCAGTAAAACTTGGGACGTGCAACAAAACGAAAGGCTTGAGGCTTTACTCGAAACACCTGGCTTTACGGAGACTATGATTAAATCTCCTACAGAGCCTCAACCAAAAATCAAACGAGTTGTTTTTTCACGAGACGATGCGCGCAATCAAGCTCCACCCGAAGTTTTGGCTCGTTTTGAAGACCTTTGGAGGCAAATTGATGAATTAGACCTTTTGTTGAATTTTTATGATTTAAAAGTGAAAAAACGTAAAAATCCACCACGCGCAGAATTACTCAAACATTTTACTGAAGGAAAAATTCAATCAGTTAAACTTAAAGCTGAAAAACTTTCACAATTTAAGTATTTAAAACTAAGACACTTGCTTGTTGAATTGCGCCGTGAGCAATTTACCTTGAGAGATACGTATGTCACTCCTATTGCTTGTACAGAGACAGTAATGACGCAATTAACGCCTCCGCCCGCACTCGATGCCGATACACCATGCGCGCCATTGGGTTTAAAGTATGGGGATAGTTTTAGTGAAAAACTTTTTCCAGTTGGGCGTTTTCCTATACCCGCAGATTTTAACGAAATTGAACTCAAGCAAATTAGTGATTTTTACTGGAAAAGAAAACAACAAACCGAAAAAATTTTTGACTTTAAGAATTTGGAACATGTTTATCAAGCTTTGTTGTTATTTTATGACTTAGAAGATGCATCAATCGAGCACAATGTTGTTTCAACTTCACCTGAGTTTTTAGATACGTTAAACTGGTATATTGAGCTTGCTTATTTAAGTCAAATTCATAAAGATATTTTAGATATGAAGATTAAGCATTATAAAAATCAAATGATTGCTGACACAATAAACAAGCAATATAACAAGTCTTATACTGCTAATTATATAAGTACAATCTTTAGACAAAAAATCATTCCTCAAATTAATGACGCCGCGCGCATACATGGTGAGATAATTGAAAATTTATGTTTTCCTGAAAACTGGAAACAATGTAAACATTGTGGAAAGGTTTTACTTGTTAATACAGACAACTTTGTAAGAAAATCACGTTCTTCTGATGGTTTTTCTAATCAATGTAAACGTTGTGATAAAGAAATTAGACAACAGAAGAAATAAATTAATTGGAGGGAAAGAATGAATAAAAAAGACGAATTTATAGATTTAATTAAATACCTTGAACCCGTTGAATTTATTGGACTTGCGCGAGTTCTATGTGTTGATATAATGGATAAAGAAACAAAACAAAGCCGAGATTTTTATGTTGTGCTAAATGATATGATAAATAAATTTAGTTCGTTAGGTCGTAAACAACGTAGAGAAATTCTTTCGGTTTTAAGAAAAGCGAGGAAGAAAAATGCTGGAACCAAAAATTAAACGTAATTATACTTTTACCATAAAAAAATGTAATCGTTGTGGTGGTTCATTTGGTCCAGAGAACTTTGCGCCAAGTCGTTCAATTTTTTGTAAAGATGGTTATCTGCCTATTTGTAATACTTGTTTAAATAGTTATTTAAAAGAAAATGACTTTAGTTGGCGCGCGGTCGATAAAATTTGTCAATACGCAGATATTCCTTTTGTTCCAAAAGAATGGGAACGCTTGAAAGAAATGACTAGCGAAGATGACCTGTTTTCTACTTATGCTAATATTTTTCAAGGTGAAGAGTATGAGGGTCTTGGTTGGGATACATATTATGAACAGTTTAAGAGTTTAAGAGATGTCGGGCTTATTGAAGATGAATTACCTAAATTGCGCGATGAAAAATTTAAGAAGTTGAGAGAAAAATGGGGCGGTAATTATGCCGACGAAGATTTAGTATATCTTGAAGGATTATATAGTGGCTTGCTTGCTACTCAAAATGTTAATGGCGCTTTACAAGTTGACCAAGCTCAAAAAATTTGTAAGATTTCTTTTGAGATAGATAGTCGTATTAGAGAGGGCGCCGACTTTGATAAACTTTTAACGAGTTATGACAAGTTGGTTAAAACGGCTGAATTTACTCCTAAAAATGTCAAAAATGCAACTGATTTTGACTCAGTAGGTGAACTATTCCGTTGGCTTGAGAAGAGAGGATGGAAAAATAAGTTTTACGATAACGTTACAAGAGATATTGTTGATGAAACAATGAAAAATATTCAAAATTTTACTCAACGCTTATATACTAATGAAACGGGAATTTCAGAAGAAATTGATAGACGCGTTAGTGCTTTACAGAGCGCGAAAGAACTGGAAGATTATTATGATACAAATAAAGAATATGATTTGGATGAATATGATAATGCTGGATACGAAGAATTGATAAAAAGTGAAGATTTTAATCCAAGTTTAGGTGATGAAAATGAAACAACCAATTAAATTAATTGCGCGCGACATTGATGACCTTAACGCTCAAGTTCAACGTTATTATAAAGAAGGAATTGAACTTGAGAAAGGGGTTGTTTTGACGGAGGAATATCTTCTTAAGCATGAAGAATTATTCAAACAATACGCCAATTTTTTTAGCGCCTATCCTGATATTTTTATTGATTTAATTACTCCAGCAGAGTCAAACTTTTCCTTGTTTTTCTTTCAGCGGATATTCTTGCGCGCGTGCATGAGATATAGATATCACTATTGTACCGCTTGTCGTGCTTTTTCAAAAACGTTTATCTCAATTTTGGCACTGTATCTTGAGTGTATGTTTAGACCAGGTGTAAAATTATTTATTTGCGCGCCAGGTAAAAATCAGTCGGCAAAGATAGCAAAAGATAAAATTTATGAAATTTGGGATAAATTACCTTTCTTGAAAAAGGAAATAGTGGGGGATGGCAATTTCGGAAAAGATTATGTTACTCTAACTTTTAGAAACGGTTCAATATTTGACGTAGTTGGCGCGCTTGATTCTGAACGTGGTGGACGTCGCCATGGAGGATTAATTGACGAGATACGCGACCACGATGGCGAAATTTTGAACTCTGTTGTCTTACCTTTAATGAACGTATCTCGTCGTACAGCACTTGGAGAAGTGAACGATAACGAGCCAAATCAACAACAATTGTATATGACTTCGGCGGGTGTAAAGTCATCGTATGCTTATGAAAAACTTATTGACTGCTTAGAAATGAGTATTATTAATCCCAAAAAAGCTTTTGTATGGGGTTGTGATTATCGAGTTCCAGTTATGCATGGATTGCTTGATAAACAATTTATTCAAGAATTAAAAATGTCTCCAACCTATCAAGAAGAAACCTTTGCAAGAGAGTATTTATCTGTTTGGAGTGGCGGTTCAGAAGAATCTTGGTTTAATTTTGATAAATTACAAAAATATCGTAAAATTAAAAATCCAGAAAAGCGTGCGAATTTTAGAGAAGGGGCTAATCAATTCTACTTATTATCAGTAGACGTGGGAAGATTAAATGACCAAACAGTTGTCTGTGTTTATAGAGTTAATATTATCAGTGGAAAATATTATGCTACTCTTGTAAATCTTTATGTATTAGGTAGAACGCCAGAAACAAAACCTTTTTATAGACAGGCGGCTGACTTAAAGGTAATTATAAGGGATTTTCAACCAAGAGAAGTTGTAATTGACTGTAATGGTTTGGGCGTTGGACTTGCGGATGAAATGATTAGAACTCAATATGATGAAAACGGTGAAATATTACCAGCATATGGGTTTTTCAATAATGATGATTATAAGAAAGTTCAACCCAAAGAAGCCATTCCAATATTATATTCTTTAAAAGCAAATGGTCAGTTAAACTCAAAAATTCACGGTAATGCTTATTCTCGCTTAAGTAGTGGGATGGTTCGTTTTTTGATAAAAGAGCAAGAAGCAAAAAATGCTTTATTAGCAACAAAGATAGGTCAAAAAATGACCATAGAACAAAGAGTTTTAAGACTTCTTCCACACGAAATGACTACTAAACTTTTTGAAGAAATGGCTAATTTACGATTAAAGCGTACTGGAACTGGACTTGATATTACTTTGGAACAAATCAATTCAAGATTTCCCAAGGATAAATATTCGGCTTTTGCTTATGGACTTTGGAGAATTAAAGAATTAGAGGAAGAAGCATATAAAAAACAACGAAGACGATTTGGAAGTAATGGCGCGCAACGTAGATTGGTATTCTTTACAGGAGGATAATAATGGATGAAATTCAGAATAATAATCGAGTAAAACCTACTTTTGATTTAGCCTCCTTTAAGCGTGCTCAAGAAAAAATGATTGCTACCAGTGATAGAGCCTGGGACCCACCCTATACTTCTCGTAGATATTTAACACAAATACGAGATTATAAACCAGAAGAAATAGATAGAATTGTTGAATCTGGTTCTCTATCAGAACAACAAAAATTATCCCGTAATTATTTTTATAAAGATGGTTTTTATAAAAGAATTTTAATTTATTATGCTACACTTTTGAAATATTCCGGTTTGCTTATTCCTAATCCGGCAACTGGGAAAAAACTCTCCAATCCTTTCATTTCTAAGAAGTATAATAATGCAATGGACTTTGTTGAAAGATTATCTTTACCAACTATGTTGACTAATTGTTCTTTGAATGCTTTGGTTGATGGTAGTTATTATGGGGTAATTCAAACTTTGGATAAAAACAATTTTGCTCTTTTAGATTTACCTGGAGAATATTGTTGCTCTCGTTTTAAAGATATAAAAGGTAATGATATTATAGAGTTTGATGTTCGTTATTTTAATGCTATTACTGATGAAAACTCCAGAAATGAAGCATTAGCAATTTATCCAAAGGTAGTTTCAAATCATTATAGAAGATGGTTGAGGGGAAAAGAATTATCCTCTTGGGTGAAAATCCCCTCAGACGTGGGAGTTTGTTTTCCATTGTTTGATGGAAGACCATTATTCTTAAACGTTATACCAGCAACCATTCAATATGATGAAGCAGTAGAGACAGAGCGCGAGCGCGATTTGGAAGAAATTAGAAAAATTATCGTACAAAAAATTCCTCATTTACAAGATGGTGGTTTATTGTTTGAACCAGAAGAGGCCGCGGAAATTCATGAAGGTACAGTTCGTATGATGGGAAAAAATCAGAATGTATCTGTTTTAACAACATATGCGGATGTAGATTCTATTGTTTCAAAAACTACGGCAGATTCAGTATCTAATAACTTAGATAAGATGGTTCAAAATATTTATTATGAGGGCGGTGTAAGTGGTCAAATTTTCGCTGCCACTGGTAATTTATCAATAGAAACCTCCATTAAAAATGATACTGCTTTAATGATGGTGTTAGGAAACAAGTATTCTGTTTTTATTACTAATTTAGTTAATAAGTTATATTCTAATACTAATATTAATTTTAAATATAGTTTATTACCAATAACTTATTATAATGAATCTACATATATTACAGATTCTTTTAAATTAGCGCAAAGCGGATATAGTTTCTTAATGCCTGCATTGGCATTGGGATTATCTCAACGAGACTTGAGCAATGTTAAAGATTTGGAAAACACTTTATTGAATTTAGGCGACAAATTAAAACCATTAAATTCTGCTTACACTCAAAGCGGTAATGGAGAGGTTGGCGCACCAGAAAAGTCGATAGAGAAAAAATCTCCAAAGACAATTCAAAATGAAGAATCATTAGATAGACAAGGAGGCTCTGAATAATGTTTGATTTAGATATTAAAGAGTTTCCGGTATCAATTTATGGAAATTTAGAGAAATTATCTCCTGTTCTTTCTAAAGCAAGATGCAGAATTTTTTATAAGTACGAAAATAGAAATGGTACTTATATAACAGATGAATTTGCTGAAAAATTAATTAATAGCCTTCCTTATACACCAGTAAAAGGAATTTACGACGAGTTTAATGAGGATTATACTGACCACGGAGAAAAAAGAAATTTAGGCAGAATTTATGGTATTGTACCTGAAAATCCAAATTTTTCTTGGGAAAATCATTTAGATGAAGATGGTGTCGAAAGGCAGTATGCTTGTACGGATGTTTATATTTTTTCTGCTCTTTATGAAGAGGCGGGACAAATAGTTGGAAAATCTCAATCTATGGAATTATACCAACCATCCATAAAAGGAGACTGGGCTATTATTAACGGGAAAAAGTTATTCAAGTTTGAAGATGGCTGTTTTCTCGGTTTGCAAGTTCTTGGAGATGAAGTTGAACCCTGTTTTGAGGGCGCGAGCTTCTTTTCTCTTTATAATGAATTAAAAAATATGGTTCAGCAATTAGAAAAATATTCTTTAAATTTTAATAAAGGAGGTACGTCAGAAGTGGAAAAA